TATGCAACAAGGATAAAAACTAAATGCCGACTAACGTTTATTTTAGCACTGGCACTACATCTGAGCAAAGACTATACGAAGACTTAATTATAGAACAGCTTAAGATATATGGTCAAGATGTTTTTTACCTACCGAGAAAGATAGCAAATAAAGATACTATCTTCGGTGAGGACCCTGCTTCGTCTTTTGATGACTCGTATATCATAGAAATGTATGTTGATAATACTGATGGATACATGGGTGAACAAGAGATAATCAAGAAGTTTGGTTTAGAATTAAGAGATGATATCAAGTTTACCGTATCAAAATTGAGATGGGAAACTCTAGTATCTAACAATGCCGATCTAGTTGCCGATAGACCACAAGAAGGTGATCTAGTATATTTCCCTACAACAAAGGCATTCTTTGAGATACAGTTTGTTGAACACGAACAACCTTTCTATCAACAAAGTGCTTTGCCTGTTTACAAATTATCTTGTACTAAATTTGAGTACAGTTCAGAAAGAATTGATACAGGTATTGCTTCTATTGACGCTGTTGAAGACGCATTATCAACTGACACCATGGCGTTTCAGTTTAGTTTAGAAACTGGTACATCTGCTACTGGTGCCATCACGTTAGAGAGTGATGTAGGCGATATTAATTATATTATCAATGAAGAATTTACTATGGCGACACAACAACCTGTCGATCAAGGTAAAGCATTTGAAACTGCTGCAGGTACAAACACATCATCAACAGATGATGACATATTAGATTTTAGCGAAAGAAACCCTTTTGGAGAAGTTGATGATTATTAAATATATATTAGAAAAAATCAATCATTATTCTACTGCGTTGACAAGTTGGTCATGGCAGAAATTATATGGTGATAGAAAAAAAGGATACGGGTATAAAAATTATGGAAAGAGATAGACATAGACAATTGAATGAACACGCTAAAGAAGTAAACAAGCATAAAAAAGAAGCAGAGTTACAAAGATCATTAAGAAAAGAAGTAGTCGCTGGTGCAAATGGCACACAAGATTACATAATTAAAGAAGGACCTAATAAAGGTAAGATTGCAGATAAAGGACAATAATGTTTGGACAACACTTCTACCATAAATCAATAAGAAATACTGTAATTGCATTTGGTACGATATTTAATAATATCAATATCAGACGATTGGATTCTAGCGGAAATCCTTTGCAAAAAATTAGAGTGCCTTTATCATATGCACCTAAAGAAAAGTTTATTGCAAGACTAGATCAAAATGCAAACTTAACTGGAGACGATTCAAGCGTGGCGATTACTCTACCTCGAATGTCATTTGACGTTACTGGTTATGCTTATGATTCTTCTCGTAAACTAAATAAAAATCAAAAATATAGTGTGGCTAAAAATGCTAGTGGCGATGAGAAGAAAGTATTTACACAATACTCTCCTGTGCCTTATGATGTAAGTTTTGAATTAAATGTTTTTACTGCAACTTCAGATGATGGTTTACAAATTATAGAACAGATACTACCATACTTTCAACCAGATTATACGGTGACTATGATTATTGACAAAACTTATATGGATACAAAAAGAGATATACCTTTCATATTAGAAAGTGTTGATTATGAAGATAGTTATCAAGGTGCGTTGACAGATAGAAGAAGAATTATATACACACTTAAATTTACTGCAAAGATATATCTATATGGACCAATAGGATCAAGTGCTATTATTAGAACATCATCAGCAGACTTATACGACAATACGGCAGATCAAAATCCATCTCGTAGTGAAAGAGTGACAGTCACTCCTAATCCTACAACTGCTGATAAAGATGATACATACACATATACAGAAACACTAGAATTTTTTAATGATGGTAAAAACTATGACGAAGGAACTGGTAACGATACATAATAACAAAAGGTTTTAAAATGAGTAATATTGATGACAAGTTAAATGAAGTGCTAAACATTGCTGAAGATGTATTAGATAAAAAAGAAGAAAAGAATCCTTTAGAGATTGTAAATGAAAAACCTGTACCTGCAGTTGTACCACAAGCTGATGTTGAAACAGACTTTGATACTGGTAGAGGAGAACTTTACAAGTTATTAGAAAAAGGTAATGAAGCAATAGACGGCATACTTGCATTGGCAAAAGAAGGTGAACATCCTAGAGCATATGAAGTGGCAGGTCAATTAATTAAAGGTCAAAGTGAAATTGCACAGAATCTATTAGACTTACAAGATAAACTTAAAAAAATTAAAGATATAAAAGGTGATGTACCAAAGAATGTCACTAATGCCTTATTTGTAGGATCAACAACTGAACTACAAAAGATGATAAAGAAAAACAAAGATAAAAAATAATGGCAACACAAGATCAATATTTAGGTAATCCTAATCTAAAAAAGGCACATACTAAATCACGATTTACTCCTAAACAAGTAGATGAAGTGATGAAGTGTCTTAACGATCCTAAGTATTTCATACAAGAATATTTAAAAATTGTCACAATTGATAAAGGTCTCGTACCTTTTGAGATGTATGACTTTCAGCGGAAGATGGTAGATACTTTTCACGACAATAGGTTTACAATATGTAAATTACCTAGACAAAGTGGAAAGTCAACTATCATTGTCTCCTACCTCTTACATTACGTTTTATTTAACGATAATGTGAACGTTGCAATACTAGCAAACAAATCTTCTACGGCAAGAGATTTGTTGGGGCGATTGCAATTAGCTTACGAGTACTTGCCGAAATGGATGCAACAAGGCGTTCTTAACTGGAACAAAGGTTCCCTAGAACTAGAAAACGGAAGTAGAATCGTTGCGGCTTCAACTTCATCAAGTGCTGTTCGGGGAAGTACCTTTAACATTATCTTTTTAGATGAGTTCGCCTATGTACCCAATAATATTGCCGAAGAATTTTTTAGTTCAGTATATCCTACAATCTCATCTGGTAAGTCTTCTAAAGTGATGATCGTATCTACACCTCATGGTATGAATATGTTTTATAAAATGTGGACAGACGCAGTAAATAAAAAGAATACTTTTAAACCGATTGAAGTACATTGGTCGGAAGTGCCAGGTCGTGATGACAAATGGAAAGAACAAACAATCAAGAACACAAGTGAGGCACAGTTTCAGACCGAGTTTGAGTGTGAGTTTCTAGGTAGTATTGATACACTTATCAATGCAAGTAAACTTAAAACAATGGCAATCATTGATCCTAAAAGAAGTCCTGATGGATTAGATGTTTATGAAATGCCTATCAAGGGTCATACTTATGTTACAACAGTTGATGTTGCACGAGGTGTCAACAATGACTATTCAGCATTTATAGTATTTGACGCAACACAGGCACCTTACAAGATAGTTGCAAAGTATCGAAACAATGATATCAAACCGATTGTGTTTCCAAATATACTAAAAAGAATAGCAGACTATTATAACAAAGCATATGTGTTGATAGAGATAAACGATTTAGGTCAACAAGTAGCAGACGCAATGCAATTTGAATTAGAATACGATAACATGATGATGGTTACACAACGAGGTAGAGCAGGTCAAGTATTAGGTGGCGGCTTTAGTGGTAGAGGTAATCAACTAGGTTTAAGAATGACGAAAGGTACTAAAAAAATCGGAACTTCAAATCTGAAAAGTTTAATAGAAGGCGATAAGCTAATTATTCAAGACTTTGAAATTGTATCTGAACTATCAACTTTTATATCGAAAGGTAAATCTTTTGAGGCAGAAAACGGCGCTCATGATGATTTAGTAATGTGTTTAGTTATCTTTTCATGGTGTGCCAATCAAAGATACTTTAAAGAATTAACAAACGTTGATGTACGAGGTCAAATGTTTACAGATCAAAAGAACGCAATTGAGGCAGACATGGCACCTTTTGGTTTTATAGATGATGGAATAAACGATCCAGACGGAAATGATGGTTATTTCGTTGACGCAGGTGAAATATGGCGACCAGTGACTTATCGTAAGGGTGAATAGTACAGATTTTGATACATATAAATATCTGTATAAAAGGGTTATAACTAATAAAGATTAATATTAATATTAAGGAGAACTAAACATGGCTTTTCAAGTATCACCAGGTGTTAATGTGACTGAAAAGGATCTAACGAATATCGTACCAGCAGTATCTACATCTTCTGGCGGAATCGTTATTACAGCAGAAAAAGGACCAATTGATGAAATCACTACGGTTACATCTGAACAAGAGTTAGCTGAAATATTTGGGAAACCAACAGCAGATAACTTTGAAGAATGGT